TTGTAGTAGTTCCTGCAAAGTTCTCATCGAATCTATATATAGTACCATCTGGTTTAATACCAAGTGCTACTTTCTCACCTGCAATAGTCATAGTGAGCATAGCGTGTTCATCAGCATAAGTCCTAGAACCATCCTGTGCAATTACGTCCTCTAATATTACAGGACTTCTTCTTGTTAAAACTCCTGAGATATCAGGTATCATATTTATCTGACTCTCAACTTGATTGTCTAATCTAACACTAGGGGATTGCTGTGAAACCCCATTGATAAGGCTTCGTATTACTCTACTTATTAAACTCATACTACCTCCTATTTATGTAAACCTAAACTTTTACTAGTCCTTCCTTTATTAGGTTTAGAATTTTTAGCAGCTTTTTCTTGCTTTCTTAACTCGACTGCCTCTTTATAGGTATACCACCTACCATTTGTATATAAATTATCACCTTTTTCCCATTTCTCTGATCTTGTTTTTGACATAATTACCTCCTACTTTTAAATGCTATGTTATTTGCTCTAGTACTTTGTACCATGTTTAAATCTCTATTATCTATATCTTCTTTCTGTAACATTTGTTCTTTCTGACCTATATCCATTAAGATAGTTTGTTGAGTTTCTGGTGAACCAAAGTACTCAGTATTATATCTTAAGCTTGCATGAGCTACCATAGCTTGTCTGAATGACTGAGGTAGTAAATTCCAAGGTAATTCTGTTACTATATTAACATACATGTCTATAGTAAACACATAAGTATTTAATCTTTTATTAAATATTCTTAAACCTCTTTGTACAAAGTAACCATTGTCTCTAGGTACATCTACACGTATAGTAGTTGATGGTAGGTTAATAAACCCATCACTATCTTTTAATATAAGCAACTCATCTACTTCATTGAACCAGTAGCCTCTTGCTTGATGTTCTCTTGATACTTCTAATAATATTCTTCTAGCTATTACAGCTTGTGAATATGTGCTGTTAACATTTGATACTGGTGCATCACCTGTTACACTGAGTATTTTATTCATTGCTTCTAATTCTGTTACTAATGCCATTTTTATCTCCTTATATTAATTGCCAAAAAAAGGGAGAGCAATTAAGCCCTCCCGATATTATTAATCAACCCTCATAGGAGTTAATTATGGTGCTTGTTCTATACAACCAAAAGTAATTGCTGAACCATGATTAAGGATACCATAACCAACAGCCATTTTACCAACCATAAGGTCAGCTAAACGAGTTGGAATATAGTCAGTCTTAATACTTACTGATAGTAACTCTAAGATCCCTACAGATTCTTTAGAGAAAAGAACACCATAAGCATTCTCAGCACCAGTTGTTGCACTAACAGCAGGGAAGTGAGGTGAGAAAATTACTTTAGCACCAAGTACCATTGGTACTTTACCACTTTGAGCATACTCATCATTAACCCAAGTTAAACCAGTTTGTGCAGCATTGTTTAAAAGTGCAAAGTATGGTTGAGGTCTTAGTACGTATACTGGATCACCAACACAATCTTTTTCTCTAAACTCAGTCATAGCATTTGCCATTCTAGTTTGAACTTCTGCACCTGTAAGTGCTGTATCAAAATCATTTGCGTCCTGTGTAAGGCTTGAAAATACATCGTCAGCAAAAGTTCTAAGACCTGCAGTTGTAGCTGCTGAAGCATCAACAATACGTCCTGCTTCAATAACTTTAACTAAGATAGCTTCATCTACTGCTTTAGATAATGCACGACCAATTGACTCAATATGAGCTGATTTAGCATTGTAATGAACCATAGCACTATCTAGATCAGAGATCCAAGAGTGAGCTACAGTAAGATCACCAATAGAAATTGTTCTATCAGTAGCTTTAACAGATTGTAAAGAAAGCTCTGCTAGAGTTTCTTCATCTCTTGCTGAAGCTGTAGCATTACCTACGATTGGGAATGATTTAGATTTACCACTAGAAATAGTATCATTAGTGATTAATTCTCTCATTACATTTGTTACTTTGAAATATTTTAAAACGTCAGTTGCCGCTTTTTCTTGAAATAGTTGTCTATCTACAGTACCGTCTAATGCTGCACCGTTGTTGACACCTTGAGACCCGTAAGCCATAATTTACCTCCATGTTAGAATCCTGATAGATTTCTCTTCGCTTCAACTTGTGAGCGATACGCAGGATCAGATTTATATTTGTGAGACATTGCCTCGTTAATGTACTCGTTTCTGTCTGAGTACGGTCTTGTTGCATCGTTAGCAGTTCCTCCTGCCTCGATACGTTTGTCTGGTGATTGTCCATTAATTCTTAAGTATCTAGCTTGTAGACCCTCAACAGCTAATTTAGCCAACCCAATGTTACCTGATTCTATTACAGCCATGTTAAAAGACTCAATTTCTGAATCATCAAGATTAGACAATGCCCACTCTTGTAATTCTGCATATGCTTCTTTACCACCAACTACTCCTACAATCTCTGCATCATTCTTAGCTACTACAGCTTTATGTCCATTAACGATCATTTCAAAATGTTGTCCAAGACCTTGATCTTCTAACATTTGTCTTTGTTCATCACTTAATGTACCCTCTAAAGCTTTGTTCACTAAATCATTCAAACCTTCTGAGAAATTAGCACCAGAGTCCACTTCCTCTGAAACTTCTTTCTTCTGTAATCCCACTTCACTACCTCTTGTATTAATACTACTTGAAGTATCTGCTTGCTCACCTGTGGAGGATTGCTGAGTCTCTTCGTGACTATTACTACTTGATTGATCCGATTGATCACTACTTATTTCTTCACTACCTTGTTCTAAACTCATTTCTTCACTCATTACTTACTCCTATTTAATATTCTTACCTTCTACATTCCTTAGTAAACGATCTTGTGTTCTCTTATCTTGCCACATTAACGCTTCTTCTATTTTTGTAATAGTTATAGCATTCTCACGACAAGGGAACTTATCATTTAAGAACTTTAACTGATGTAAGCCTACTTTAATTAAGTCTACAAATTGGCATCTACTCATATCACCGCCTTCACTAGCAGGTTTAGTAAGCATTTTAAATGTAATTTCATCTGTAAAGTGGTCGAAAGTAATTTGTTTATTACTATCATAACCTTTAACTGAATTCATCATAATTATTTTATCCTTGTTGTGGTTTATTAGCCCCATTTATCATAGGTGCTACTGCTTGTTGTTCAAGTTGAGCTTGCTGTGCTGCTTGTTGTTCAGCTTGAATCTCTTCTTGAGTTTTTACTAGTTCTGATGTACCTATATCTAAACTATTAGCTACTCTTGCAATCATTTCTGGCATCTTAATGTAAGAGCTAAATTCTTGACCTAGTGTTGCTTGCATAGTTTGTATAAATGTACTTATTGCATTAAACTCAGTACCTCTACCTAGAGCAGCAGATCCCGTTGTAACCTCTAAATCAATAGAGTCTTTTAATGCATCATTAATTAAACCTTTTTCTTTAAGTCGAATTAAGTATAATTTAACTAATGGTGTCTGTAACACATTAGCTAGTGTTGAGTAGATACCACCTAGAGACACCTCAAGTTCCTGTGAAACTCTTCTAATCTCTTCTGCTGTAACTCTCTCAGCATTACGTCTAACAGAGCTATCTAATAGAAACATAGTACTAAGATCCATTCTAAGTATTTCCATCTCTTGTTGAGCTATCTGTAAGTCCATACGCTTATCTGCTTGTAGTGTACCAACATCATCAATATTACCCATCAGTACATCACCTGAATTTGCTGACTGTAACTTTTTAATGTTAAGTGTTGCATTAGGTTTAATTAGGTATATAATTCTAGCTGATTCTGCTGCTGCTTCTAATACAGATTTTCTTAAACCTTCATATGAGTTTAAGTCACCTATAAAATCTTCAACATAAGATCTACCATAGTGTTCACCTCGATCAACAAAGGGTACAAATACATAAGGTAATTCTTTAGCTTGATGTAAGCCATATGTACCTTTTATTTCCATACCTAATATGTCTTGGTGTTCTTTATACATTCCATCATCTTGTCTTTTAATAACTGTGTATACATCTAGTTCTTTCTTGTCATGTATGATATCTTCAGTAATTTCATTAGACTTTGATATTTGATCTTTAGTTTCTTTATCAAGCTCAGAGTAGTATAAACATTCTTTAATTATTATTTCTAATATAAGTTTACTTTTACTACGTTTAATACCAAAGTTAGTCATACTGATTACTTTAGGATTATCTACTCTTGGTATATGTAGTAAAGCACTACCACCAACAATACATTGCTTAAGCATATCAACTAGAGATGCTCTTAATTGTGATATTTCCATCTCACTTACAATACTTTTTTCTAGTATCTGTAAAGCTTGACTTATCTCACCTTCGCCTTTACGCATTTCCTTTAAAGTTATGGGGTTCATACCCATTTTAAAGAAAGCCGTTGCAGGGGGGAATAAGGTAAGGATTATTTTATTTGCCAAGTTGTTAACACCACGTGCCCCTAGTGACTGATAAGGATTAGGATAGCTTTGACCATCATTTTCATTATCATAGTTACCAGTATATAACTGAGGTATTGTTAAACTTGCTGCTTCTTCTGCTCTTTTAAGATAGTTAGACCTAGCTTTAATCAGCTTGTCATATCTTTTCTTAGCTTCCATCTATGCCTGAAGCCCCGTAGCACCTTTAGACAATCCCATGCCTGAAGATACTGAACCTTTACGGTCTTTCTTCTTTTTACCACCTAAGATGATACTAGAACCTGCACCTGCTTCTTTATTAGCAGCTTTAACTTTTATTTGTGCTTCTGCATCAGCTTTTTGTTTTGCCTGTGCCTCAGCTTGTTGTTTAGCATCTCTACGAGCCTCTTCTTTAGCTTCTTCTTTCTGTTTAACGAAAGGGTCTAAGTGTATACCACCTGTACCTGATATTCTATCTACTTCACCTATTACATCACCAACTGCTTTAACACCAGTTCCAACAACACTAGTGACTGGCTTTGCTACTGCATCAACTACTGCTTTAACTGGATTACTTGATCCACCCATAGTTCCTCCTTATATTGATTATTCTTGTAAACCTGTATCTGATGACATTTGTAAACCCATGCCTGAAGATACTGAACCTTTTTTAAACTTACTTTTTTTACCACCTGATAGTATATCAGTACTGAAACCAGATGTATCCTTAGCTCCCTCAGTTTTATCACCTTTGAATACGGATGAACCAAAATCATTAAGTAACTTTTCAAAACCACTTTTTACTACCCCAAAACCCTGATCAGCAAAGCCTCCTAATAGATTATCATCTATGCGACCTATCTCATTAGCAGTATCCTCTATAGCTGTTACTGTAGTGTCTATAGTATTTCTAACTATATCACCACCAGTTCTTATAGCACCTGAGGCTGTATCACCTACACCACTTACTAGCGTTGAACCTGCATTAATTATATCATTGAAACTACTTATTATGGTTGGTATAATCGTACCTATACCCCCACCACCGCTAGAACCACCCCCGACTGTTACACTACCATTACTACCAACAGTTATACTGAAGCCCATACATCCTCCTTATTGGTGTTTGACTAATACAAGACTAGGTAGTGGCTGTCTAAGCCTTCTGGCTTTATCTTCCATTTTATCTACTAACTTTATACAGTCCTCATATGTCATTACTTTTGTAAAAGCTGAGTTATCTACAAGTATCTTATACATCTCAACTTCTGGTTTATCTTTAATATCTCTATTTCTATTATTCTGTTTAGGAGGCTTTTTATCAATATTAGCTCCATACTTACGTTCATTCTTGCTTGTTTTTGTCATTTGTCTTTTCCTCGAATTTTATATCAAAACATTTTTGACAGTATTCACCATCATCCTTTGTACCTTTAGCTCTAAGCCCATACTCTGATAAGTAGTACAATAGTAATGTCTCTTCTTTACAGTTATCACAATTAAATGGCACCATTAACCTTCTTTGGCTTCTTCTTAGCCTCTAATAATCTCTCATTATACTGAAAAGCCCAATCAACTAACATGTCATCACATACTCTAAGGATCTCAAAGGGATTATAAGTAACCTTAAAATTAATCAATGCAATATAATCTAATTGATGTAGTATCCTAGCCTGTCCCATTTGAGTTAACAACATGGTTTTAGCTTCTTCTCCGTACACTTTATGGTACCTAACGTAACACTGTTCTAGCATCTGTAGTTCATCTGTACAGTCCTTTAAAGCAGCTTCAGCTTTAACTTTACCTATACGTGGACAACCTTTATAACCATCTACTGTATCACCTGTTAACACCTGAGTATATAGAAATCTCATTGATTCTATTTCTGTAGGTGTAACAAAATCTCTCTTCTTAAAATCCCACTGTCGGACTGGTATTGTTCTAAGATCTTTATCTTGACTATAAATTGATATATTTAGATCACCTGATGTTCCAAAGATTCCCATGCAATCATCTGCTTCTAAATTTTCAATCATTAACACGTTATACTTCTCAGCATTTTCTAGTAGATACTCTCTAAGCCATTTAAGACCTAAAGGTTTAACTACAGTTTTTCTATTAGACTTGTATGTTGGAAAAAGTTCTTTCCTATAATTTTTATCACAAGATATAGAGTATATTATATTTTCTCTAGCATACCCACATGTCTCTGCAATATTATCTAAACCACTTTCTAAATGTTTTATAATAGATTCTTCATCAAATGATTTACAAACTTGATCACCAAAATCTGATATATCTTCTGTAACTCTACCAATAGTAAAGTTCAATATATCACCATCAACAATTAATGTTTTACTTTTCTCCATAACTTCCTTCTTTCTTTAAATATTTTATAGCACTTTCTAGTACTTTTATACTATCACCCATCTTACCTAAACCAGTGTTACAAGCATTACATAGTAATCCTCTAACTTTACCTGTGTTATGATTATGGTCGATCGATAGCCATTTTACGCTACCTCTTTTATCCTTAATTGTCTCAGATTTTTGACATATAACACATTTACCTTTCTGTTTTAAGAATATAATGTTATACTGTTCAATAGTCATATCAAACCTGTTCTTAAGGTTGTTAGCTCTAGTAGTCTCAGGGTTGTCCTTACGTGTTTTCATAGATTTTACTCTGAGACATATAGTACACTGAGCTGTTAAACCATCTTTACTGGCTTTACGTGTATCAAAGTCTTTAAATGCTTTATATGTACCACATTTAGTACATTTCTTTGATATAGAACCCATTATTTACCCAACATTATATTAGCAATTTCACCACACATAAGTGCAGGTTCTTTATCATTAAGTATAACATTATCAAACTCATAGTCATCTAAGTCAGTCTCAGTAGGGTTATTAGCTTTACTAGGATCTACGTTATCACCACGTTGCTCACCTTCAATTCTAAACAGTAAACCATTTTTCTTAAAGAAGTCAGCTTCATTTTTCATACGAATATCATCACATATTATAATATCATAATCAGATTCAATAGCTTGTTTAGCAAACTGGTTTAACCAGAAGTCAGGATCTTTATTCCTGCCCCATGCACCAATAGCTAATAGTAATTCACGATCTTTATCACCATCTAATGATAGTGCGTATTGTTTATATAT